CAACATCATATACTGTTGTTGCCAAAGCAACCTCCTTATTTGTCTATAGTAAAATTATACCAAAATAATATACTAATACATAAATACCCCCCCATTTCTGGGAGGGTATTTATTAAGCATTATTTAATTTTTAGCCAAGAACACGGTCAATAATCACACCGTATTCTGCACCATCATACTTATCTGCATCGTCTGGTAGGCAACGGAACTGAACTGGGAATACAGTTGCAGTATCACGCTTCAAACCATGAGAAGATGCTTCAATTTGTACAACACGGCGAGCAACATAGACACGCTCTGTTTTTGCACCAGTACCAACTGGAGTTCCAGATGCTGTTACAGATGTTGTAATATTGCCAGGCGCATTACCAACGGCAATTATTGAACGCTCTACTGGGGCATCGCCAAGTGCACCTGCTGCAATACTAAGTGCTGCGGAGCCAGTTCCAGATCCACTATATGATCCAGTAAGAACGCTTGCTGTTGTTGCAACTGAACCTGAGTAGGTTGTTTGAGTTTCAGACTGACCGAACACTAAGTTGATGTTCTGAAGTGTACCTTCCGTCAATTCTGTCTTAAGCATAACCTTAATTGTTGCTTTGAACAGTCTAGCTGCATCAAGCAACTGATCAACCATTACATCGTTGTATCCTGGTTCATAAGAAACTTCAAGACCAGCGTTTGTGTAACCTACATCTCTCCAGTTTGAAGAGCCGAGAAGAGTAGATTTTGCACTAACTGATGCTGAGAATCCAAGACTTGATGCTGTTGTATCTGGACGACTTGTTCCTGTACCTGTTGATACGAAGATCTGTGCCGCACCAACCAAAATATTTTTTACGTCTGCCATAATTTATTTTTCACCTCTATTCATTTTATAGAATATTGGCAATTTTCACTTCCTCGTTTTAATTTTATCACAATAGACTCTCAAAGCGAACTTATAGGAATCTACCGTTTTGGTCTAAATTTCTTGCATAGGATATGCATATTTGTATTTCACCCATCATAAATCCGCCCTCAGATGCAAAGTGTTGCGGAGAAGTAATGCTATCCACATAAATATAATGAAAATTGTATACTCCAGAATTACCCGACCAATTATTTAAATCTTTTGCAGAATCATCATATCTACGAAAATTGTCTTTAAAGTAATCCATAATTTGATTGATTTTGTCATAGTTTGGAGAAACAATGTAATATGTAGCAATAACCTCTGATATCCACCAATTTTCCATTGTGGGTTTTTCTTCATAATCATAAATTAAATATGTTTGACCTGGCAACAAATTATTAAATTCTGGAATTTGTTGGGCTGGAACTATAGGAACAATTATATCTGTAAGTTCATCAGCATAATAGTCATTTTTATCTAGTATCCCGTCTTTTTTTATGTTCTCCCAGATATATGCATTTATATCAAAAATCGGTAATTTTGTATAGTCTGCCATTATAATTCAGTTACTCCTTGTGCATATTTTTCTGTTACAGTCTTAATAACTTGTCTTGCTTGTGCTGCACCAGCCTTTTTGTTATTTAAAACTTTAGTAACACCCTTTCCAATTTGTTCATATAGTCCAGAACTTAAAATAACTGGATCAACTTTGTTTGCATACCACTTGACAATAAATTTATCAAAAGCCATTTTTGTAGCTGTTCCGCCTGGATTATTATTTCTAATTGTTTTTCCTGGACCAACAAAATGAATTTTTTTGTCACCTTTAAGAACAAATGCAATATATTGTTTTGTTGTAAAAGATACTGGTTTTCCACTTTCCATTACCTGCGCCATATCTTTAAATACCGATGTTTTTGTTACAGATTTGCCTTTCTTACCAGGCTTTTGCAATATTGGATCTATTGGTACTGGTGTGTTAGATTTTAAAAACTTTATATCTATCTTTAGGTTCCCGCCAATTACCCCAGATCTTTTTATTGCATATAGTTTCTTTTTTGGATTACCAACACTATTCCATTCATACATATGAAAATATCTTTTTTTATCTCCAGCCGCCGCAACAGCAAAATCCTTAATAAACTTTTTGGTGGTAATTGTAAAAACAGCTTTAGCAATTTGAGTTTGAGAATTTTTATTAACTATTTCTGCTATTCCAGCATACTTTCTGTCAATTTCATTTGCTATTTCATTTAAGTTTTCAAACTGCAATGATATCATTATTTTGAACCTGCGCCCTTCTCAAATTAATTTCATAATAGGCTATTTTCCCAAATGGATCTAAAACGGGGTGATTTGAAACAATATCAAAAATTGTATCTTGTAAGTCTATTTTATCTTGTTCAACAAAAATATTTTCGCCTTCGGATGATACAATATTTGTCACCCTCCACCTTTTACTAAGTCTGACTGGTGATTGAAGTTTTACATGGATATCTTCGTGATATCCTTCAGATCCTGTTCCATATGATTTATCATCTCCCCTAGAACTGCCAGATTTACCTTGAACTGGCATTGCTTTGCATGATATGGTTTTATTATATATCCATTTTCTTGTCATGGCACCTGAATCTGATTGCATATTTCTTTGAATATAAATATCACATCTCATGTTCATAAAAGTATTAATATATGAGTTTAACTGAAATATAGACATTTAAATCACCACAATGTTGTAATTGCGGTATTGGTCTAGAATTCCATCAACAATGACATTACCCGTACCATTGAATGCTCCCGCCGAAATTTCAAACGCAACTTCAGCAAGTGTTACTTTTTTAAGATATTTTGTTCGCCATGCTGCGTCATTGCTTAAAAGATCGCCTACAAGCAAAATAGAGCAAAGTTTAATATCTTGGGGTACATAATTATACCCTATTTCTCCAAAGACCTCATACCGCCCGTTAGCCCTGAATTTGCCATAATATAGAATTGTTGGGTCAACTTGGTTGTCATAAACAACATCGTTAAATGTATTAATAATTCTTAATACTTTTCCAGTTGGACTTAATTCAACTTGGTATCCAAAAACATTATATGCTGGGCTTGCCGTATAATCTACCATAAGAATTCCATTTTCATAAAGTTTGTCTATAGATAACATTTTTTCAGTTAGTTCTAGGGCATCGCTACCTGAACCAAACATTTCTTGAGAACCATACCTTTTGCCAAAATCAAGATCTGTATAATTATTAATCATTGTTCTAGCAACTTGCTCTGCCATTAAAATATCTGATTGTTCATAATAATTTAGGTCTGATGGTTTTGTACCAATTTTATAATAAGATATTATATCGCTAATTGTAGCGTATGGGGTAACAATTTGTACAAACTGTGTCTGTGATGTATTTTTACCCCCCAGCGAATAAGACCATATAATCTGTATAACTCTGTTTTGTGCAGTAAGGTCTGGGGTAATCTCAAACGAGTACTGTCCTGTAGGTGGGTCATTCGTAGCAGATGCAGATGATAATAAAACTGTACCATCATCTGCATCTTTTATGCTTACTAGAACATCTCCATCTGCATTAGTTAATTGACCTTGCTTATAAATTTCTAATGTAACCGTTTCTTGGGTTCCATTGTGGATCTGTTGCAATTAAATTCCTCCAATAAGATTAGCCGTAGAATTCCTGGACTTCTCTAGGTGTAGCTAATCTGAATCCCTGATGAGAGTCAAATACTCTTTGTGCGTCTGCCTCTGTCATTGGAACAAATGGATGTTCCTGTGTAAACAAGTAGTTTTCAATTTGGTAAGACATATTCTCTCTTTCCATTTTAATAAGAACTACATTTGGCTGAGATACATCCAAATTTTTTGCTCTAGGGCTAGGATCTGGCTGTGGCTCTATTTTTTCACTCTCAAAGAATCTTTGATAAGTTTCGTAGGTTACGCCTTCTTCTTCAAGTAGCAATATAAGTTGCTGTTTTGAGATTTTTGTTGGCAAATCTACAGCGAAAGATTCTGCAATCTCCCGCAATTCTTGTAATTTTAGTGTATCAAATGACATTGATTCCTCTTTCTCTTATAAAAATATTATACCAAATAATATATAAAATGAATAAAGGGAGCCAATATATGCTCCCTTTACCCACAACATGCTTAATGTTAGAAGGTTGATACGCCTCCAGTACCAGGTGTCAATTGGACATTTGAACCTCTTACTGCGGTATCGTCTGTTAGACCAGAACCATTTGCAAGAGAACCGAATGTTGAACCCTGTGGTACGGTTGTACCAGCAACCTTGATGTTCTTCACAAGAACGTGTGCATCGTAGTTCTCAAGGGCGCAGCCAACACGAATGAACAGTGTGTATTCAATTGTGTCTTTCTTTGCCACGAACTGACGATAAACAACAACGTCACGCTTAATACCAACGATGAAGTTCTGTGGGAATGTCAGGTGGATATCACCATGCAAACCACTTGCACCAGCATATGTGCCAGCACGAGTTTCATCAATCAGTGGTACGTTGATAACAGGAATGCCAAAAGCAAATGGCGTTGTTGTACCTGGACCACCATCGTTAGCAGCAACTTCACCGCGGATGATACCTGAAGAGATATCAAATGGGAGGAAGTTACCCTGAGTGTTAGTCAAGTTGTACAAGTAATCCTGTACCAAGTTTGAACCAGCGAAGAATCTCAACTGATTACGG